GTCCTGTACGGCACGCTGCAGGATGGCCTGCTGGTTGGGGTTGAGCGTGGTGGTCATGGTGCCCTCACGCTTGCAGTGCGATGGCGCTGCCGATGGTCTTGTGTGCTTTGCGTGCCCGATGCATCGGCTGCTTCGGTGTGCCACCGGCTGTGCGCAGGCCGGCGTCAAACGCGGCTTGCAAGGCGGACTTCACGCCCCAGACGCTGACATCATGGAAATCCAGGCGGTCACTGTGCCGAGTCATCAGCGTCTCGATGAACAGATGGTCCAACGCGATGGATTCAAACAGCAGTTCGATCTCATCAGGGGACAAGGCGGTGTCGGTGTTTCGTGTCTTGGGCATGTCGGGCTCCTTGGTGGTGATGGGTTGCTTGTCAATCGACATCCGCATTCACGCGCTGTTCGAGCCCACAGCCAAGCTCTTTCTTATCCCGGGTGATTCACTCGCTTTTGCCGCAAAACCCAGCACATCGGAGGCCACCCACTTGCACTGAGTCGATCTACACATGGGACTGTCCATTCGCGCTTACGCGCGCCACCGAGGTGTGTCGCACGTGGCCGTCAAGAAGGCCATCGACACCGGGCGCATCACACAACTGCCGGACGGCACCATCGATCCGGTGGTGGCCGATGCCCAATGGGCGGCCAACACCACGCCGACACGACGGTCAGTAGCAGAGGCGACCAGCGACAAACCTGCTCCGCAGGTTTCCGCACCTGCCCGCGAGATACCGCAGGCTTCCGCAAAGGTGGTGCGAGACGCGCCAGAGCCACCAACCCCGACGCTGTCCTCCGGCGGCACCTCGCTGCTGCAAGCCCGCACCGTCAACGAGGTGGTCAAGGCACAAACCAACAAGGTGCGCCTGGCGCAGTTGAAAGGCGAACTGGTCGATCGTGCACAGGCGGTGGCCCATGTGTTCAAGCTGGCCCGGGCCGAGCGTGACGCCTGGCTGAACTGGCCAGCACGGATTTCGGCGCAGATGGCTGCCGGATTGGGTGTGGAACCGCACGCCTTGCACGTGGCACTGGACGCCGCTGTGCGCGAACAGTTGCAAGACCTGGGTGATGTGCAGCCGAAAGTGGACTGAACATGGACGAGCTGTATTACGAAGGCTGGGATGCGATTGAGCGCGCCTGGCGCGAAGGCCTGACACCCGACCCGCTGCTCACGGTGTCCGAATGGGCCGACAAGCACCGGGTGCTCTCCAGCAAGGCGGCGTCCGAACCGGGCCGCTGGCGCACCAGCCGCACGCCCTACCTGCGCGAGATCATGGACTGCCTGTCACCCATGTCGCCGATCGAACGCGTGGTGTTCATGAAAGGTGCGCAGGTCGGCGGCACTGAGTTAGGTCTGAACTGGGTCGGCTACGTCATTCACCACGCCCCCGGTCCGATGATGGCGGTGTGGCCCACAGTCGAGATGGCCAAGCGAGCCTCCAAGCAGCGGATCGATGCGCTGATCGAAGAAAGCCCGGCCATCCAGGAGCGCATTGCCCCGGCCCGCAGCCGCGATTCAGGCAACACCATCCTGGCCAAGGAATTCCACGGTGGCGTGCTGGTGATGACCGGGGCCAACAGCGCGGTGGGCCTGCGCTCGATGCCGGTGCGTTACCTGTTCCTCGATGAGGTCGATGGCTACCCGCTGGATGTAGAAGGTGAAGGCGATGCGATTTCGCTGGCAGAGGCGCGCACCCGTACATTTGCCCGGCGCAAGATCCTGATCGTTTCCACGCCCACAATTGCCGGGGCCAGTGCGGTTGACCGGGAATTTGAAGCGTCAGACCAGCGCCGCTACTTTTTGCCTTGCCCACATTGCGATCACAACCAGTGGCTGCGGTTCGAGCAACTGCGCTGGGAGCGAGGTCAGCCAGAAACGGTGGCCTACATCTGCGAGTCTTGCAATCAGCCGATCGCTGAGCACCACAAGACCTGGATGCTGGACAACGGCCAGTGGCAGGCATGTGCACCCGAGAGTGCGGGGCGCACGGCAGGCTTTCACCTGTCATCCCTGTACAGCCCGGTCGGTTGGCGCAGTTGGGCAGACATTGCCCGGGCCTGGGAGTCGGCCGCCATGTCCGACACCCGATCGGCGTCTGCCATCAAGACCTTCAAGAACACTGAACTGGGTGAAACCTGGGTCGAGGAAGGCGAGGCACCGGATTGGCAGCGCCTGTTGGAGCGCAGGGAGGATTACCGCATCGGCAGCGTGCCCGCGGGTGGCTTGCTGCTGACCGCTGGTGCCGACGTGCAGAAGGACCGCATCGAAGTCTCGGTCTGGGCTTACGGGCGTGGCAAGGAATGTTGGCTCATCGAGCACCGCGTGTTGATGGGCGACACGGCGCGTGCCGAGGTCTGGGCATCGCTGGCCAAACTGATGGGCGAGACCTGGACTCACAGCAGTGGCTGTCAATTGAGCCTGGCGCGTGTGGCGCTCGATACCGGCTACGCCACCCAGGAGGCCTATGCCTTCGTGCGCAGCGTGCGCGATACCCGTCTGATGCCGATCAAGGGCATTGCCAGTGGCGCGGCGCTGATCGGTACGCCGACAGCCGTGGACGCTACGGCCAGTGGCAAAAAGCTGCGCCGGGGTATCAAGGTGTTTCCGGTGGCCGGTGGCATCGCCAAGCTCGAGTTCTACAACAACCTGCGCAAAAGCGCGGAGGTGGATGAAGACGGCGTCACGCCGATCCATCCGGCCGGCTTTGTGCACCTGCCCAAGGTCGATGCCGAGTACCTGCAACAGCTTTGTGCCGAGCAGTTGATCACCCGGCGCGACCGCAACGGCTTTACCCACCGCGAGTGGCAAAAGATGCGCGAGAGGAATGAAGGTCTCGATTGTTACGTTTACGCCCGGGCAGCCGCAGCGGCAGCCGGCCTGGATCGTTTCGAAGACCGCCACTGGCAAGAACTCGAAAAACAACTCGGCGCCGGCCCTCCGGCCGACGCCATACCCACTGACATACCTGGGGCCACCCGAGAACAGCAATTCGACGGTGGCTTCACTACTACTGGCAGCACCAAACCGAACCCGCGTCGGGTGGTGCGCAGCAAGTGGATGCGCTGATCAGCCGAACAGTTCGCTATGCGAGCCAAGGCGAACCACGATCAAGGTGTCGTCACCGACCAAGCGATAGATCAGGAGCAAATCCGGCTTGAGGTGGCATTCACGGTGACCAACCCAGTCGCCCGTCAGGTCGTGATCGTGGTAGCGCTTTTCGAGTGGCTGATCTGTGGCCAGTGCTTTGAGTACGGGAACCAGCAGTTGATCGAGGACCTTGCGGTGCGGCCCTTTGGTCTCGCGTTTGTAGTCACGCTTGAACGAGCCGGGGCGTTCAATCTCCCGCATGCAGGTCAGCCATCAGATCGTCCACGGTGGCAAAGCGCTTCACCTTGCCCGCCTTGACTTCGGCTAAGGCCTTGCGGCTGCTGGCACTGGGTGCTTTGACCTCAAAAGGCAGGCGGTGCTCATCCGCGATGCGCAGCATCAACAACCGAATGGCATCGGAAATAGACAGACCCATCGCATCCAAGGCATCGGCCGCCCGTTCTTTGGTGACGGTGTCGATGCGGGCGCGAACGTAAGTATCGGCAGTGCTCATGGTGCTGCTCCTTAAAAATCGTTGAGCCCAATTGTAGTCACAACAGAACCACACCTCAAGACCAATTTCCATGACCTACACCCCAGAACACCTGCAGGCCTTGCGCGAAGCGCTGGCCAGCGGCGAGCACCGCGTGACCTACGACGGCAAGAGCATCGAATACCGTAGCGTGGCTGATCTCAAGGCCGCGATTGCGGAGGTCGAAGCCACCATTGCCCGTGAATCCGGTGCCGCCAAATCGCGCCAGATCCGCGTGACCACGAGCAAGGCACTCTGATGGCTTGGCTCAAAACCATGACCCGGATCAGCCGGCGCATGTTTGGTGGCACGCCGGTTTACGACGGCACCGGTGGCGGCCGCCGTGCCCTTGCGTGGATGCCCAGCAATCCAGGTGCGGTGGCGGCGCTGTCACTGGCACAAGACGAGCTGCGCGCCAAAAGCCGGGATCTGGTGCGGCGTAACGCTTGGGCCGCTGCCGGCATCGAAGCCTTTGTGGCCAATGCGATTGGCACCGGCATCAAGCCTCAGAGCATGGTGCAGGACCAAGCCGCGCGCGAAGCGATTCACAGCCTTTGGTGGGATTGGTGTGAGCATGCCGATGCCGCCGGACTGACCGACTTCTACGGCCTGCAAGCACTGGCCACCCGAGCCATGCTTGAAGGTGGCGAGGCATTGATCCGGCTGCGTTATCGGCGTGTCGAAGATGGTCTGCCGGTGGCGCTGCAGATCCAGGTATTGGAAGCTGAGCATCTGCCCAACACCATGAACCGCGATCTGCCTGGCGGAAATGTCATCCGGTCCGGCATCGAATTCGACCGACTGGGCCGCCGGGTGGCCTACCACCTGTACCGATCGCACCCCAACGATGGTCTGCTGGCCCCGATGTCGAGTCAGGGTGGCCTGGACACCGTGCGGGTGGATGCCAGTGAGGTTATCCACCTGTTCCGCCCACTGCGACCGGGTCAGATCCGGGGCGAACCCTGGCTCACGCGGGCGCTGGTCAAACTCAACGAACTCGACCAGTACGACGACGCGGAGTTGGTGCGCAAGAAAACCGCCGCGATGTTCGCTGGCTTCATCACCCGCATGGCACCCGAAGACAACCTGATGGGCGAGTCGGCGGCCGACGCCAATGGCGTAGCCATGGCCGGCATGGAGCCCGGCACGCTGCAGATCCTGGAGCCGGGTGAGGACATCAAGTTCTCAGCCCCTGCTGATGTCGGCAGTTCCTACGCCGAATTCATGCGCCAGCAATTCCGCGCGGTGGCTGCCGCCATGGGCATCACCTACGAGATGCTCACCGGCGACCTAACGCAGGTGAACTACTCCTCCATCCGCGCGGGTCTGCTGGAATTCCGGCGTCGCTGCGAAGCCTTGCAGCACGGCGTCATCGTGCACCAGTTGTGTCGACCGATCTGGCGTGCATGGATGGACCAGGCGGTGTTGGAAGGTGCGATCGACTTGCCCGGTTACCGCAAAGACAAGCGGCAGTACCAATCGGCCAAGTGGATCCCGCAGGGCTGGAGCTGGGTTGATCCGCAAAAGGAATTCAACGCCATGAAGTTGGCCATCCGTGCCGGTCTCATGAGCCGGTCCGAAGCCATCTCCGGCAACGGCTACGACGCCGAAGACGTGGACCGCGAGATTGCGGCAGACAACGCCCGCGCTGATGCATTGGGTTTGGTCTTCGACTCCGATGCCCGGCATGACCAGGCAGCCGTGCCGACATCCGATCCCAACAACGCGCAAGCCATCGACGAACAGTCGACTGACCCGATGGATGTGCCACCCAACAACCAGGACTCCCAACCATGACTTACCTTGCCTCCCGCCTGTTCGGGACGCCTTTGTTGATTCACCGCCCCAAGTTGGATGTGATCCTGTCGGTGGTCGGCCAGCGCATCGGCATGGCTGACATGCCGTCCATGCCACCGATGGACATGGCCGTTTACCAACGTCCACCGGCAGCTACTGCACCCGAGGGCATCGCCGTGATCCCGATTCACGGATCGCTGGTCAAACGCTCGCTGGGTATGGAAGCCGCCTCGGGCCTGACCTCCTACGGCGAGATCGCGACCATGCTGGATGCAGCCTTGGCCGATCCCCAGGTCAGCGGCATCCTGCTCGACATCGATTCCCCCGGTGGCGAGGCCTCGGGCAGTTTCGAACTGGCCCGGCGCGTGAGAGAAGTGGCTGCTGTGAAACCCGTGTGGGCGGTGGCCAACGACGCGGCGTATTCAGCCGCCTATGCCATTGCCGCCAGTGCTCAGCGTTTGTTCGTCACCGAAACCGGTGGCGTCGGCTCCATTGGCGTGATTGCGCTGCATGTCGACCAGTCGGTCAAGGATGCCAAGGACGGCTACCGATTCACCGCTGTGACCGCAGGCGCCCACAAGAACGATTACTCACCCCATGAGCCCTTGTCCGATACCGCCAAGACTGAGCTGCAAGGTGAAGTCGATCGGCTCTACGCCATCTTCACCGAGCACGTGGCGGCCATGCGTGGGTTGGACATCGAGGCCGTGCGAGCCACTGAGGCTGGTTTGTACTTCGGCGCAAACGCCGTCAGTCAGGGACTTGCCGATGGCATCCAGACCCTGGAGGCCACCTTGAGCGAATTCCACCAATTTATCAACGCCCGTAACCATCCGCCGTCTCAGGTGCGGGGCGTCATCCGTGCTGAGGCGGCACTTCCCCACAAGGAGATTTCCATGTCTGATTCCCAGGACATTCTTCAAGACCCCGTCACCGAAACCATCGATGTTGCCGAAGCTGAAAAACTGGTGGCCGAAGCCAAGCGCGAAGTCATGCAGTCTGCCCAGGCCATTGCCGAACTTTGCCTGCTGGCCGGTTGCCCCGACCGCGCTGCCGAATTCATCGCCGCTGGCAAATCGCAAGCTGATGTTCGTCGCGTGCTGATCGATGCCCGTGCTGCGAAGTCCGATGCCGCCGACATCCGATCGACCATCACGGCGGACGCCGGCACGCAATCGCTCGACCGCCCGGAGGCTTCGCCCATCGTGGCCGCCGTCAAAAAGCTCTCTGCTCAAGCCTGAAAAAGGAATAGACCATGCCTACCCTCACCGAAACCAACAACCTTGGCGACCTCTTGAAATACGAAGCTCCGAACCGCTATTCGCGTGACGTCGCCACCATCGCCGCTGGCCAAAACCTGCCCCTGGGCACGGTGCTTGGCCGCAGTGCCAATGACGGCAAGCACTACGTCATCGAC